ATCATCATGTCACTTGATGCGGCGGCAGAGACACACAACCGCGCAGACTACACAGCGCTTACGACATGGGGCGTATTTCTCAACGAAGAGACAAACGCGTACAATATCATTTTGCTTAATAGCATAAAAAAGCGTATGGAGTTCCCAGAGCTAAAACAGCTCGCTATGGAAGAGTACGACGAGTGGAACCCCGACGCGTTTATTGTTGAGAAGAAAAGTGCAGGTACAGCCCTCTATCAAGAGATGCGGCGTATGGGGCTACCTGTTTCTGAGTACACTCCACATCGAGGGTCAGGTGACAAGTTAGCACGTTTGAACTCGGTAGCAGATATTGTCGCATCAGAACTTGTGTGGGTACCCCCTACCAGATGGGCAGAAGAAGTGATAGAAGAGATTGCCGGATTCCCTTTTATGAGTCATGATGACTTAGTGGACTCAACGGTGATGGCGCTTATGCGATTTAGGCAAGGGGGCTTTATTAGGTTGCCCACGGATGAACCTGAAGAAACGCAATACTTTAAGCAAAGACGCGGCGGGTATTATTGAGAGGTTAGAACATGGCTATAGAAAAAGGAATCTACTCCGCCCCTGAAGGCGTCTCTGAAGAAGAGAACGGTGAGGAGCTTGAGATCGAAATTGTTGACCCTGAAGCGGTTACGCTAAGTGATGGGTCGATGGAGATCACAATCATACCTGACCCTGAGATTTCTGACTTTACCGAATTTGGTATGAACCTCGCCGAAGTCTTGGACGACAGTCACCTGCGAGAAATTTCTGACGATCTGGCGGGCCTCATCGAGGCTGACATAGATGGTCGTAAAGAGTGGGCTGATACATTTGTAAAAGGTCTGGACGTGCTGGGCTTCAAATACGAAGAGCGCACAGACCCGTGGGAAGGCGCGTGTGGCGTCTATTCTACCGTGCTGGCAGAAGCTGCTATTCGTTTCCAAGCGGAAACAATGTCCGAAACATTCCCCGCCGCTGGCCCTGTGAAGGTCAAAATCCTTGGCGAAGATACTAAGGAGAAGATCGAGGCCGCTGAGCGCGTCAAAGCGGACATGAACTATGAATTGACTGACCGTATGGTGGAGTACCGCTCGGAGCATGAGCGTCTGCTATACAGTCTAGGACTCGCTGGGAGCGCGTTCAAGAAGGTTTACTACGACCCCAATGCAGGGCGTCAGGTAGCTATCTACATCCCAGCAGAAGACGTTATTGTGCCTTATGGCGCAAGTCATATTGAAACCGCAGAGCGTGTAACGCACGTAATGCGCAAAACTAAGAATGAGTTACGGAAACTACAAGCAGCAGGTTTCTACAGAGATGTAGAGCTTGGAGAGCCACAGCCCTACCACTCAGACATTGAGGAACGTAAGGCAGAAGAAGGTGGGTTCTCACTGACTGACGACAATCGTTTTGCCCTTTACGAAGTTCACGCAGACCTCGTAATTGACGGTGTTGACGACTCAGACGAGGACATCGCCAAACCCTATGTGGTTACTATTGAGCGTGGTTCTGGTGAGATTCTGGCTATCCGTCGTAACTGGAACGAAGAAGATGACCTGTTTTTGAAGCGTCAGCACTTCGTGCATTACGTCTATGTGCCGGGATTTGGTTTCTACGGGCTTGGCCTCATCCATATCATTGGTGGATATGCGAGGGCAGGCACGTCCTTGATACGTCAGCTTGTTGATGCTGGTACGCTCTCCAACCTCCCGGGAGGGCTGAAGTCCCGTGGACTCCGTATCAAGGGCGATGATACGCCGATTGAACCCGGCGAGTGGAAGGACGTTGATGTACCTAGCGGGTCTATCCGCGACAACATCATGCCGCTTCCCTACAAAGAACCTAGCCAGACCCTTCTCGCCTTACTGAATCAAATAACGAACGAAGGACGTAGGCTAGGCGCTATTTCAGACATGAACATTTCGGACATGTCTGCCAACGCGCCTGTTGGTACAACGCTTGCGCTCTTGGAACGTACGTTGAAGCCTATGGCTGCGGTACAAGCCCGCGTCCATTACGCCATGAAGCAAGAGTTCAAAATGCTCAAGGAGATCATGGCTGAGTATGCTCCTGAAGAGTATGGCTATGAGCCTCACCGTGGTGAGATCAGTGCGCGTCAGTTGGACTACGCGATGGTGGATGTTATCCCCGTCAGTGATCCTAACTCCTCTACGATGGCACAGCGTGTTGTGCAGTATCAGGCTGTCCTACAGATGGCTCAATCTGCCCCGCAGATTTACGACTTGCCACAGCTTCACAGACAGATGATCGAAGTGTTGGGTGTGAAGAACGCAGACAAACTTGTTCCCACAAGAGACGATGCGAAGCCTACCGATCCTGTCAGCGAGAACATGGACGCACTTGTTGGCAAGCCAATGCGGGCGTTTATCTATCAGGATCACGAAGCGCATATCGCAGCACACACCTCGTTTATGCAAGACCCTACGATTGCACAGATGATTGGTCAGAACCCACAAGCACAGCAGATCATGTCGTCGTTACAAGCGCATATCGCAGAGCACCTTGGGTTCCAGTACCGTCAGCAGATCGAAGACAAGCTGGGTGCACCGCTCCCACCACCCGGAGAAGAGCTACCAGAGCAGATCGAAGTAGATTTGTCGCGGTTGGTTGCACAGGCAGGTGCACAGGTTATGCAGGGTCATCAGCAGGAAGCAGCGCAGAAACAAGCGCAGCAACAGCAACAAGACCCAGTGTTCCAGCAGAAACAAGCAGAGTTGCAGCTTAAAGGACAAGAAGTACAACGTAAGGCCGCAAAAGATCAGCAGGAGGCGCAGATTAAGCAGGCTGAGTTGCAGCTTAAAGCCCAGAAGAATCAGGTTGATGCGATGCTAGACGCACAGAAGCTCAAACTGGATCAGCAGGAGCTTGAATTAGACGCTCGAAAAGAAGGTGTTCGTGTGGCGGCAAGCCGTCGCAAGGACAACAACAAACTTGATTTAGAGCTTGCGAAAATGATGACAGAGAAGCCTAAACGAGGTGAGTGATGGCAAAAACCGTCTTTGACGTGCTAAATGATCGTATCGACGAGCAAATCTCGTCTGCACAAGTTTTTCTAAGTAGTGGGTCTGCTAAAGACTACGCTAACTATAGAGAAGTTGTTGGTTTAATTCGGGGTCTCGAAACCAGCAAACAACACATTGAAGACCTCTCGCGTAACTTTATGGAAGATGACCATGACTAAACCTCAGACATTAGAAGTGCCTGATGCACTACAGCAGAAGCTAGAAGCTGAAGCTACAAACGCTGAACCAATTCAGCGTGCAATCTCCGAAGCTGAATGGGAAGCACAGCTACCCAAACCTGTCGGATACCGTGTCCTTATTGCCCTACCAGATGTAGAAGAATACTACCAAGGTAGCACCCTGCTAAAAACGACTGAAGCTATGCACAGAGAGTACATTACTTCAATCATGGGTGTTGTCATTGATATGGGCAGTGACGCCTACAGCGATAAAGACAGGTTCCCTGAAGGCCCTTGGTGTAAAGAGGGTGATTATGTGATGTTTCGTATGAATACGGGCACACGCTTCAAGGTAAATGGCAAAGAGTTTCGTTTGATGAACGACGATTCTATCGAAGCCGTAATCCCTGATCCCCGTGGGATCATGGCAGTATAGGAGATAAAACATGCCGTTTCAGAAAGTAGAATTTGAATTTCCCGATGGGGAGAAAGAAAAAGAGGATGTCGTCATAGACATCGAACCGTCCAGTGCGGAAGAGGTGGATATAGGTGGTAAGAAAGCTAAAGCGAAAGCTAAAGAATCTGAAGCTGCTGTTGCAGACGAAGTGGATAATGATGACGACAGCTTTGAGATTGAAGTGGTTGACGACACGCCCAAAGCGGATCGCAATCGTAAACCATCTGACCCACCCGAAGACGTTACTGACGAAGAGTTGGAGGACTATTCAGAAAAAGTCCGTAAGCGTATCCAACATTTCAGCAAGGGCTATCACGATGAGCGCAGAGCTAAAGAACAAGCTCAGCGAGAGCGTGAAGAGTTGGAAAGACTTTCTCAACAACTTGTGGAAGAGAATAAAAAACTCAAAGCCAACGTAAATAAAAATCAGTCAGCGCTGCTTGAGCAAGCTAAGAAAAGTGCGGTGTCTGAACTAGAATCCGCTAAAAAGCAGTATAAAGACGCGTATGAAGCTGGTGACTCAGATGGCGTCCTTGCTGCACAAGAAAACCTAACGAACGCTAAGATTAAGTCCGATAGGTTAAATAATTTCAAGTTACCAGCTTTACAGGAGGATGAAACTCCTGCTAAGGTTGCAACAGAACCCGCTCCAGAGCCTGTTCAGATTGACGAGAAGGGCCTAGCTTGGCAAGAAGCTAACCCTTGGTTCAATCAGGACATCGAGATGACAAGCTATGCTTTGGGGCTGCACAACAAACTTGTCAACGAAGAGGGCATAAACCCTCAGAGTGATGAATACTACGAGCGAATTGATACTCGTATGCGACAGTTATTCCCCGAGAATTTCGAGGATGAACCGGAGGTAGAACGTAAACAAAAGAGAAAGTCGAATGTGGTTGCCCCCGCTACGCGGAGCACAGCGCCTAAGAAAATTAGGCTCACGCAAACACAGCTCACTTTGTCAAAGCGTTTAGGTCTTACCCCTGAACAGTACGCCAAACAGGTTGCATTAGATATGAGGAAAGAAAATGGCTGAAAATCGTATAAATCGAGAACACGAATCTCGTGAAAAAACGACCCGTAAAAAGGCTTGGCAGCGTCCAGAGGTGTTACCCGCACCGAATCCCGAGCCGGGTTATGAATTTCGTTGGGTTAGAGTGAGTTCGTTGGGTACCGTTGATGCCACGAATGTTTCCTCCAAACTGCGTGAAGGTTGGGAGCCTGTAAAGGCAACAGACCATCCAGAGATTACGTTGGTAACTATCGAAAACGATAGATTCAAAGACAACGTAGTAATTGGTGGCCTATTGCTCTGTAAAGCTCCAGCAGAACTCGTCGATGAACGTAATGCTTACTATAAAGAGCAGACACATTCGCAGATGCAGTCCGTTGACAACAACCTCATGCGAGAGAACGACCCTCGTATGCCTCTCTTTAACGATAGGAAGACGAAGGTTACTTTTGGTAACGGAACTTAATAGGAGCTAAAAATGGCTTATCCTACTGTAAGCGGGCCTTATGGCCTAGTTCCGGTGAAACTGTTGAGCGGCTCTCCTTTCGTGGGTGTAACTCGTCACATGCCTATTGCTAGTGGCTATGCTACCTCCATTTTTTACGGAGACGCTGTGAAACTTGTCACCGGAGGCACCGTTGAGCGTGATACGTTTGACGCTGCTATGACACCTATTGGTGTTTTCCTTGGTTGCACTTACACTGATCCAAACCTTGGTTACAAGGTATGGCGTCAGTCGTATCCTGCAAGCACGGTCGCATCTGACATTGAAGCATTCATTGCAGATGGTACTGATCTTCTGTTTAAGGTTGCTGTTGTATCTTCTGGTACAACGATTGGTGATCTTGCTCAGACTGATGTCGGTGCAAACGTCGCGGGTGTAGACAACTCTGGCGATTCAACTTCGGGTAACTCTCGTTGTGCGATCTCTGATACGTCTGCAACTACCAACACTCTCCCATTCCGTATTGTCGGTTTGGTTGAGGAAACTAAGAACAGCTCGGGTGGTTTTACTGAGGCTTACGTTAAGTGGAACGCAGGTCACCAGTACGACAACACGACTGGCGTATAAGGAGGAGTAGACAATGGCTATTTCACGCGCCCAGTTACTTAAAGAACTCCTTCCCGGCCTGAACGCTCTGTTCGGAATGGAGTACGCAAAATACGGCGAAGAGCACGCCGAAATTTATGAAACCGAATCTTCAGATCGCTCGTTTGAAGAGGAAACCAAGCTATCTGGCTTCTCAGCAGCACCTGTTAAAGATGAAGGTGCCGCGATTGAGTATGACAATGCTCAAGAAGCATGGACTGCACGCTATACGCACGAAACCGTGGCTATGGGCTTTGCTATCACCGAGGAAGCAATCGAAGATAATCTCTACGATTCGCTCTCTGCACGTTATACAAAGGCTCTGGCACGCGCTATGGCGTATACCAAGCAGGTCAAGGCCGCTGCTATTCTTAACAGCGCTTTTGACACCAGCGTAACTTATGGAGACGGTAAGGCACTTTGCACAACCGATCACCCATTGGTTAGCGGTGGCTCCAACTCAAACGAACCCAGTGTTGCTGCTGATCTTAACGAGACTTCTCTTGAAGCCGCCGTTATTCAGATTGCAGGCTGGACGGATGAGCGTGGTCTGCTGATTGCTGCTAAGCCTCGTAAGTTGGTAATTCCACCCAATCTTCAGTTCGTAGCAACTCGTTTGCTCGAAACCGAAGGGCGTGTTGGAACTGCGGATAATGACCTGAACGCGATTCGCAACAATGGTTCTATCCCAGAAGGTTACACTGTTAACCATTATCTGACTGACACAGACGCTTGGTTCCTAATGACTGACGTTCCTAACGGCTTGAAGCACTTTGTCCGTACTCCGATGAGCACCTCTATGGATGCTGATTTTGATACTGGCAATAGTCGCTATAAAGCCCGTGAGCGTTACTCATTTGGTGTAAGTGACCCATTAGGTATCTTCGGTTCGCCCGGAGCTTAATGGACGAGGGGGGCAATTTATTTGCCCCCTTTTGTTTTATATGCTATAAGAAGCTAATCCCTGACAGTTTCGTGGTGAAACTGACACTAGCCGAGACAGGAGATTCACATGGCTAATACTACTTTCCAAGGTCCAGTCCGTTCTGAGAATGGCTTTAAGGACATCACTAAAGCTGCAAGCACTGGCACTGTGACAGAGAACATCTCTATCACTCATGACGGTACTAACAGCGTCATCATTTTCAAAGACCTTCCAACTTCTGATCCGTCTGTTGCAGGTCAACTGTACAGTAACTCAGGTGTGCTGACTGTATCTGCTGGATAAGGAGGTAGCCCATGTCCTCTGATGTATTAACAAAACGGGTTACTGGGGCAGGATCGTTGGCTGTAGGGCCAGCGCGTGTTCGTCAGATACAGGTTTTGACGGGTGCGGGTGCAGGGCGTTTGACTGTTACCAACGGTAATGGCGGCGATACAGTGCTAGATATTGACTTTCTAGCATCTGACTCTCACTCCATCAACATTCCTGACGACGGTATTCGTTGTTCTACAGACGTTTATGTGTCTACGGCGACGAACATTACTGCCATGACCTTCTTCTATAGCTAGGAGGCAGGCATGAGAGCTTACTACAAAAAAGGTGGCTCCGTTAAGAAAAGCCCTGCTTGGCAGCGAAAAGAAGGCAAAAGTGAGTCTGGTGGACTGAACGCCAAAGGTGTTGCGAGTTATCGTCGGGCAAACCCCGGCAGTAAACTCAAAACGGCTGTGACAACTAAGCCCAGCAAACTCAAAAAAGGTTCTAAAGCGGCAAAACGTCGCAAGTCATTTTGTGCTCGAATGAAGGGTATGAAGAAGCGCAACACTAGCGCCAAGACTGCGAATGATCCAAACAGCCGTATTAACAAGAGCTTACGCAAGTGGAATTGTTGATATGGCAATTACTCGTTCGCAGATGGGTTCTCAATTAAGAGGTGACAGGATGCCCGCTAAATCTAAGAAACAACAACGATTTATGGCAGCAGTAGCAAACAACCCCGAGTTCGCTGAAGAAGTAGGGGTTCCTAAGAAAGTAGGAGAAAAGTTCATGAAAACCAAAAAATACCAGATGGGTGGAATGCCCCAAATGCGTCAAGCACCGCAAGATGAGTCTTTGATGAAGGGTCGTAAGCGCCGTATGCCTTCTATGCCAGATGCGCCACTGGCTCCTCCAAAGCCGTTGCCCGGCAAGCCTAAGAAGAAGCGCCAAGGTCCACGCGGTGGTCCCGGGATGCCTCAGATGCCCATGATGAAGAAAGGCGGCAAGGTTCGCGGTTGCGGTATGGCTCGTGGTGGCGCTGTTCGTCCATGTAAAATGGTGAAGATGAAGGGTTCCTAATGCGTAGATACTACCGCAACGATGGCTGCGGATGTTCTAGTTGTAGTAAGAAAAGCTACAAAAAGGGCGGGACAGTAAAAGATGCTTGCTACCGCAAGGTAAAGGCGTCGTACAAAGTGTTCCCGTCCGCTTACGCATCAGGTGCCATTGCTAAATGCAGAAAGAAAAAGGCAGGTAAGTAATGGCTGTTCGCAAGACTGCAAAAGGTGCTGCACTTAAACGCTGGTTCAAAGAGGACTGGAAAGACGTGCGTACTGGTAAGGCTTGTGGACGAAAAAAGGGGGAGAAACGCGGGACACCTTATTGTAGACCTACAAAGAAAGTGTCCAGCAAGACTCCCAAAACTAGCGGTGAGATGAGCGCTTCTGAGAAACGCAAAAAAATCACCGAAAAGAAACGGCTGGGGCAACCCGCTGGAAAGCCGCGTAGAGTATCTCCAGCCAAACGAAAGAGAGGGAAGAAATAATGCAAATCTTCCAGAATGGCAGGTTCTCTACAGGGGAGCCAGTGTATCAGATAGGTGTAAAAAACGCCGATGGTACTTACGACGTTAAAGTCTTTGACTTGATGACTAAGAGTCAGGCTGAGGCAAAACTTAAATCTATGGGCGTAAAGCCTGTGGTGGCGAAAAAAGCAAAAACGAAGCCAAAAGCTAAGAAAGTCCCAGACTATCAGGGTATGACTAAGAAAGAGCTTGAGGCTTTGATGCGCAAATATGGCATTGAGCTGGACCGCCGTAAAAGTAAAGACAGCCTCATGAAAGAGGTTGAATCGTTTTTCAAAGGTGATTGGGCAACATCATGACGACATCAGGCACAACCTCATTTGACATGGACTTCACGGAGATCGCTGAGGAAGCGTGGGAACGTGCGGGCCGTGAAATGCGGTCGGGCTATGATTTACGTACAGCACGTCGATCCATGAACCTGCTAACGATTGAATGGCAGAACCGTGGTATAAACCTTTGGACTATTGACGAAGGGTCTGTAAACTTAACAGCAGGCACGTCTGAGTATGATTTGCCAGCGGATACGATTGATTTGCTAGAACAAGTAATACGTACAGGGCAAGGTAATCAATCAACACAATCTGATCTTAGTATAACTCGTATTAGTGTAAGCACTTACGCTTCGATTCCGAACAAGTTATCACGTGGTAGACCTATTCAAGTGTGGATCGAGAGGCTTCGTGACAACCCTAAGATCAACGTTTGGCCCGTTCCTGACTCAGATAACTACGTTTTCCGTTATTGGCGTATGCGCCGCATACAGGACGCTGGCAGTGGTATTCAGACTGCGGATATGAACTTTAGGTTCTTACCATGCCTCGTTGCTGGTTTGGCTTATAACATAGCGCTTAAAGAACCTACGCTGGTGGAACGTGTGGGCTTGTTGAAGCAAGTCTACGAGGAGCAGTTCCAACTAGCCGCAGGTGAAGACAGAGAAAAGACTCCCGCTCGCTTTGTTCCTCGTGTAGCGAGGATTTAGCATGGGAACTAGGTTTGCATCAGCCCAAAAAGCTCTTGGAGTTTGCGATGTGTGTGGGTTTACTTACCCCCTGCGCGAACTTCGTAATCTGGTGCGCAAAAACCGAGATACGAACATCAAAGCCTGTCCCGAATGTTGGAATCCAGATAACCCACAGTTAAATCTGGGGGAAACTCCGGTCCATGACCCGCAGGCATTGCGAGACCCAAGGCCAGATTCTAATCAGTTTGCAGCCAGTCGTGCGCAAATTATCCCTGTTCGCAGTGTAGAGGACAGCGGCAGTGCGGTTGGGACTGG